CCCAATGCTCACAATACTTTTTGAGTTTGGCTATACCGTCAAAAAAACTTCACCGCGATCTAATGCCTATTCAAGAACTTGCTCTGCTATCCACTCCTGATCTTTGTATAAAGCCTTCGCACTCTCTGGCGGTTCATCACCGATTAGAATGTTATCGCTTATTGAATCAGTACAGTCGGCAAGTATTAATATGAAAAGATCATTCAATTCTGCTGCGTTTTTAGTAGCCTTTTTGCGATTATGCCTCAAGGCTGATTTACGCCAAACAGAGGAATCTTTGCCATACACTTCTATGACAAGATTCTCTCCGCTATCATCCTCAAGAATATCCTTGCTTGATGGATGCACCAGTACCACTCTAATTAGATTTTCATCAGCCGCCTTGCGCGGATTTAGATTAGAAATATCCATTATGCAGCTACTATGACTGAGGCGTTAGTTACAGCAATAGTTACTGAGGCTGAAATGATTGAATCAGAACCGCCAACATTTGTACTAAAGCCCATCAGATAGCCAGCGGTATAATGCACAGCACCATCCGGCATAGTGATTTCAATCGCAACCTTACTTCTAAGATTTGCGAGAATCAAAACCTGACCTGTATCAGCCGCATCAAGAGCCATTGGCAAAGTCATCTCGCCGTAGTTTCTTGAGCCGGGACGTTTTTCAACATCAATCTCACCTAGTGGATTATGAGTAACAGTGTTATTACTCTCTCCAAAGGCTGGAATGTCTGTGATTTCACCAACCGTAGTGAACGTCAGAGAGGGATAACCAGTGGAAGCCACTGAGTCATAAGTTGTTGGCAATGTTGCCGATAAGCCAATCGTAGTGCCGCTTGCTTCTTGAACCATGAGGATTTCTCCGTTTTATTAATTAAGGTAAGTTTCGTGCTGCTTTCTTTAAAGCATTGTTGTAATCGGCAAAGCTGACTCGAACCATTCCAGCCGGAGCCTTGATCTTGCTTTTCCCATCGAATTCTATCCCATAGGCATAGGGCAAGTTGTTTGATGCGTATAATACACCGCCGACCATGTTATTGACTACTGTCCTCATATTGGCAGAGGATTCCGCTCCAGATACTAATGCACTTCGGCTGCCTCCAGAATACCCTGTATTGGAAAACATCCATGAATTCTTCAATCTTCCTTCATCAACAGGAGTTCTGGAAATCACGCTGGCACTTATCTCACTCGATGCTGCTCTGATTAGGGTTTCAGTATTTAGATCAGCACGTTTCGCAAATTTGGTTAAATCAGCCGTGAAAGTCATACGAAAGCCCGATAATAAATTGAAATTGGAATCTCATACCAAGCACCGCCATTTGTCTGTAAGCCCTGTGCTTGCTCAGTCTTTTGAATTTTAACAGTTACGCCGCCGCTAGTGAATTCAGCATCTCTGAGGAAAGCATCTTCAACCGCCGCCGCCTGTGTCTGTGCGGTGAATCTTTGAGATATATCACCAGATCGAACAGCAACATTCACCTGATAAATCCCAATGTAATCATCTGAGTCACTTGTGGCATTGCCCACTTGATTCTTCGCCACTGGCAATAGGAATTCACGCAGAAATAGCGTATCGGTTATCGGCTCGTAGTTCTCATTCTCAAAAGCAATAGGCGGCACATTCGCAGTCTGCAAGGTCAATAATTGAGTCGCTAATGCCGCACGAATATCTTTCAGCTTGGAAGTTGCCATTATTTTCTCAGTTGCAAAATATAGATTATATTTGAGCCAGACGGTTCGACAGCGTTCACATTCACGATTTTGTACTTCACGCCGTTTACCGTTGCGCTATAGCCCGCTTCCGGCGCCACTGTCTTGGTTTCCATGATTAGCTTCATATCATCGCGTAATATTGTTTCGCCATCAATATCATTACTATTGAAAGCAGCAGAAACTCCGTAAGCTGTATACGTTGTCACGGTTGCAGGGGTAGTGATCACTCCGGTAGCCTTATTGATAACCTCTCCAACTTCATAAGAGATAGAGCAAAGCTGCCCGAATTGTCGGATAGTATTTGCTGCAGTCGTAGTCACACCGGAATAATCAAAGCTCATGCTGCTATCACTCTAAATTGATTGCCTCCACTACCGCCAGCGACCAGCTTGGATAATGTTCGCGTATAGGTTCGGGCATATCCAGCCGCCGCCGCATTATCTGAATATTCAATCTCGATCACATCAACCTTGACCTTCTTCTGAGTCCTGTCGATATTAGCCATCGGAGAAAAGCCTTGGTCAATAGCGATGGCCAGAGCCATCTGACCTTCCACCAGATCAACAGGGATTTCATCAGAGTCTATTTCATAGCCATCAACTACAGCACCCGCACGAGGCCACTGGAGAGCTTGTGTGTCACTATTCTTAATACCGATGAATTCATAAAACTCAATATAATCCATCGCCTGAAATAGTAACTGAGTCCGATTACCGTATGTCGCAGTCAGAGTTACATTTCTATCAAGCGCGTATTGATCAAGTTCAGCCGCAGTTGCATAGCTATTCGATGTTGCCGAGCCAGTTCCGGTTTCTTTTACTAATGTTGTAGTTGGCATTACAATTCTCTCCAGATCAAACTTCCCTCAACTGCATGGCCCGATGTACCACCGTTATTTAAAGGGCCTGATGTTGAGTTACTGCCATAAGGTGAGTTCATTACTATTATTCCAAAGTTGTTTATCTGCGCTCGTAGTTTGAGCCATTAAATCCCTGCTTTACAGGAGAAGGAAAGAACTGACTGAGCAATTCAATATCACCGCAGTCATAATTTAGTGGAGGCAGATACGCCGCCTTTTTTCTAACAATTAAGCTGATATTGTATCCGTAAGTCCAAACCTTCGCAGCACTTAGATCAAATCCAGCCAATATCAGGTTGTAGCAGAGCAAGCCAGAATTCCATAACGTAACGTGGCCACCCACTATCTCTGACTTCATAGGCGGGACAGTTATTGCCAGAACGCCATCATCTGAAAGCAAGTCAGAGCATTTTGCTAGAAACTTATTCACGTTCAACTGATGCTCCAAAACATGGGATAGCCAAATCATATCGAATTGATCTGCCGACTTGAATAGATTTATATCGGCAAGAATGTCAGGGCTTCCAATTATATCGAGAGTCGTTACGTTTCTACCCAGCTTGCGAAACTCTGCCGAATGAATCTGATTTATTCCGCAGCCAATATCTAAGCCGCTTCTCCATTCCATTATACTTACTTTATCGAAACACTCACGGCTGAGCATTATTTCTTTTTTGCTTTCTTTTTTGCCGCTTTCTTTGGAGCCTTGCGCTTGCCGTATGCCTTGTTGATAAAGTCCAGATCATCAAGAACGACAATATCAACATTCCTCTCTACGCCTTTACGGGCAAAGCCTTCGGTGTCTCTAGGCAGGTGAGTTGCTTCTTGGTCGCGGCAATAGGCTCTAGCGGTTGAAAGGGTTTTTGCATAAACGAGTGTGATCATAATAATTGCTCCAATATTGTTGTCAGACATTCGCTAGATTCGATTTCCTCTAACGTCCATTGTGAATAACTTACTCTTGCCAGATGCCTATATCTCTCAGCCTCTGTCGGTATTCTTGAAATCAGTTTACTGCTTGAGGAAAGCGGCTGAGACTGAGCAGAATCAATACCATTCCAAATAGGCACTCCAGCAATAATCGCATCAGTCGCCGTAGTGCTGTTCCAGCTCAGAAGCCGAATTGCTCTTGATAGTGATTCATCCAAAGTCTGATCGTCATACTCACAATCGACCACCATTTCAGGCTGTTTCGGATGCTTCCTGAACAGTATCGGACTGTCTTGCTTTTCTCTCAGCTCAGAAATCCAAGAATTATAGATCCGCTCAAGCTCCATCTGCCCTAGATTATGAGAAGCATCATCAGCTTTCTGACCAGCAATAAGAATGTAATCACCCTCATTCCTATATTCCTGTAAATCAAGATTCAGCTTTTTAAGCCTATCGAACCCATGAAATTCAGGGAGCCAATTCAGATGCCGCCCGATCTGCCAATAATCCGGTCTGCCGATATAACCTAGATCAAACAGGAGAAATTTAATGCCGAGCCTTTCGCACTGATTCTTGACATACAGTGCTGGCTCCCTCTCTCCATTGGCTATGACTAGATCATACTGACTCCAATCAATAGAGCTGGCCTTTGTTGCGAATGTCATCAGATCGCAATTTCCATCCAGTGAATCGTAAAAGGCACTAATCGGCGCAATGCCAACATCACCGAAAAGGGCAATTCTCATCAGTCTGCTTTTGCTTTCTTCTTCGCCTTTGGCTTACTGCCAGCGAGAGTCATTTTCTTTTCATCGAAGTCGGATTTGTTGATAGTTACATCGCCGCCTTTCGTGGTGATTACTACAGTTTCGATATGACGCATTTCATTTTCTCCAAAAAAAACGGGGCTTAATAGAATTCACTATCAGCCCCATTCAAGTTTATTTCCTAAAGGTTGGTTTGTTTAGCCAATCAATAGAGCGCAATGCTCTGGCTTGATCATAGCTACGCCCCAAGCTGCTGATACTTCGTAATGAACTTGGCGATACTCTTTGTAAAGCGCAATTTCAAAAGTCAGACCAGAAACAGGGTCAGTTACCAACTGAACATCAGAAGCCATATCACCAGCAGCAGGTCGAGCAGGGACGCGTGAAGCAAGTGCTATCGCATCGCGGCTGAATGCCATTGAGTAATCATAGGTGGCAACTACTGTGATTGCCTTGGCAGATGAGGTCTGTGCTACTCGTAGACCATTCTCGCCGATAGTGATTGTGTCACCAGAAGCAGGATTCGCACCAGCAAAGGAGACAGAAGTCACAACATACTGATTCGTATCACCCGCAAGAGTGATAATGTCACCAGCAGCAACAACACCAGTTCCCGCAGTTGCCAATGGAATAACCGTTTGGCCTACAGTCTGCGCTGATGCAGTTGTAGTAGCAGAAGCCATTGCCCCTTTAGTGTGATCACTACCAAGCGCACCAGATTCTCGAACATTCATACCTGCGAAATTAGATCGCAGAATACCTTGCTTCAAGAAGTCAGTCTCACCTTGAATATCTGCCCTAGCTTGGAAGCCAAATAGGTTCG